TTATCCTGCTGTGCTTTCAACTGATGAGGGGAACAAAATCTTTTCATCAAACCCTGCATTCATATCATGGACAGCAACACACCAATCCATTGACGAACGATTATCAAGAGCCTCCATGATTTCATCCATGCGGCGCAGGTCATACAGGTAAATGCTTTTATCGCCAATGGTGTAAAAACCAATTTTTTTCGGTGATGGGCAGCGATCAAGAACGTCCTGTAATTCGCTCAACCATGCTTGTTCTTTTTTTGTCAAAGTTGCCATATCACTCTCCTTTGATGCGAATGCCAGTGGTACTCATTCTCCTGATTTCCCAGAGCACACGAGGAACACCACCGTTTCCGACCGGATCGCGTTTACTCCGCAGGGCGACGCTTGATTCCGCCCAGCTTTTTCTTGGAGGAAGCTCTTTCACACGAACAAAACCAGCTGCGCGGAGAGATGCTCCTGATTCATCTGCCTGGGTGTACGTAATACAACGTTGATAACCCATAGCCTTTGCTGCCCGCCAGACAGCACCATAAAGTGCGCTGTTAGCGTTGCGTTCTCCTGTGGTACATGTGCGATTTACTTCAAGCGTTAATCCATCGTCCAAATGTCGTGCAACAGGTCTACCGGCTGTCGCCACACCTATCAATTCTCCGGCATCATTTCTCAGACCAATGCTGAATTTATGCCCCACCGGGGGTTTATTGTGTCGGTGATGTCTGGATATAAACGCCTTCGCAACACGAAGAGTAACCGGTGAAATTTGCATTCTCACTCTCCTCTGAACCGCCCCGGGAATCCTGGGCTTTTTTTGCGGTTGATGTTGGCTATGTCCGGCTGTGCGTTTGTGTCGAAATACTCGCTCAGTGGCAGGGTGACAACCACATCCACCTCCTGTGGCGTGATGCCTGATTTGACCAGCGCGTGATGAATGGCAATGACATTCACATCGCTGTACTGGTATTGCGTGTCAGTTGTCTGGACAAAGCGATCGCTGACCGGATCAAAACCATAGCGCACGCCATCAAGCATGTAGTTCGCGGGCTGCGTGCCACCGAACGGCGCAGACCATTCCGACTTGAAGCTGTTCGGGCTGATGGCGTTGCGGCGTTCGCCGTTCTCAGTCCATGCCAGCTTGATGTTGGTGGAGCCGTCATCGATACAAATTTTCATGTCGCTTTTCCTTATGTTGATTAATTAATCGTTTACGGGATTCTGAAATCCCGTTTTTGCCTGTTTTATGCGCGCTTCATATATCGCGGCGCGTTTTTTGCTCATTTACGGGATTTGTGAATCCCGTTTCTGTCTGTTTTTTGTTTCCACTGGTCAGGCCACCTCGCAGCAGGTCTGCTTTGCGGCGGGCGCGTTCAGTGGTTTCACTGATTCTCTGTGCGTGCTCTGCGTCGCGGATGGCGCGCAGCATGTCAGAAAGCACGGTAACGGGTGTTTTCATGGTGTTCTGGTCTTGCTGAAGTGTGGATGCCAGGCGTGCGGCGGCTTCGGGGTCTGATGCCCCCAGCTGTTCCAGATAGCTGGCGACCGGGTTATGGCGGATCTCCGTGCTGCTTACGCCGTGGTTACGGCTCAGGCGCTGCCAGAGCTGCGTGATCCGGCTGTCCGGTCGGGTATCCGGTTTGCGTACAATTTCAAATCCCTGCGGTGCAATGATGCTGCCGTCAACGTACAGACTGCCGCCCCGTAACAGGTGCTGCATCTGCTGTTCACCGATATGCAGGCCGAGAGATTCAGCAGACTCCCGCCATTCTTTAGCGAGTAATTCGTGGTTATCAGGCAAAGGCCGCTGCTGTTTGCGGCTCTGTGTCCAGCTCTGCATTTCATCACTGCTGTTTTTTGCCTGTTTGTCACGAAGCGAACGCATCAGCGCCCGGCGTTCGTGCCGTTTCAGTGAGCGCATCCATTCGTTCACTTCAACGCCGTCAGGGAGCTGCGGCCACGGTGCTGGCCGTTCTTCCGGCTGTTCTGTCCCGTTGTTGTCCGTTTCCTGTACACGGGGACAGTTATTGCCACGAGTCCAAGGGGCGGCAGGGCCGCCCTGAAGGTCAAAACCATTTTCGCGGGCGCTGTCTTCCGCTTCCGGTTTACGTCTTACCAGCTTCCAGTTATCCGGGTGCGTGCACACGCGGGAAGATTCCCCGATTTGTGGCGACCAGATCCCGTAAATCTGTACGCTTTGCTCGCCGTAATCGTTCAGCTCTTCTGCGAGGTCGTAGGCGGTGCGAATCAGGTAGTCTTTGCGTGGAACAAGTACGCCACCCTGTTTCTCAATGTAGGTGGCAAAACACCCGGCATCAGCGGCAGCGAGTACCGCATCCATTGCGTCATTTTCCAGACGTTGTGGACCTTCCGGGTTGCGGGCCATCTGACTGGCAAGGCGGCGGAGTTCACGCCATACCTGACGGGAGGGGATACCAAAGAACTGGAACTGGCGGACGCGGTGAAGACGCGCCCAGCCGATGGCGCGTTCCACGCTCTCGGCCATTGATTTTCCGGTTTCGTGGTCCACGCGTGGCTTGTCCGTTTTCGGGTCGATGCCATCCACGGCGCGGCTGTCCAGGTTCTTTCCGATGTAGGTGGCGATGTAGCTGGTTGGCGTGCCTTTTGAGCCGTCGACATACTCCACCTTAAAGCGCGGAGTAATATCATTGCCCAGCTCGTGGCGGTCTTCCTGAATGGCAATATCGCGGGTATGGGACACAATGGTGTCGATTTCTTCCGGATGTGCAAAGACCATCATATGCCAGTGCACGGTGCCGTCATGATGAGGCTCCACCGTGCGGATGCCATACCAGCGCAGGTCGTCGCGGTTCAGTTTTTTGCGGACCGCCGCAAAAAACGTGTTAACCAGGTAATCGCTGGAGTCGCGCATTGTGGCCCCGTTCCATTTGGGATTCGGATGACCGTTCTCCGTTGTGGCGTGGTATTTTGACGGGCAGGTGACAGTCAGAAACACCGCTTTGTCGCCACGGGCTTCGGCCAGAAGTTCCAGCCCCTTCATGGTGGCCATCATTTCTGCCTTACGGTGAACCGGGTTACTTACTCCCGCGTAATACACCGTCTCGAGATCAATCGTGAACCCGTCTTCATTTTCCAGCATGAAACTTTTCAGGAAATCGCGTGTTTTCTCGCGCTGTGCGCGAAACTCGCTTAACGCGTCCTGGCTCAGATAGGGCGATGTTTTTCTGGAAACTAGACAGGCGGCGCGGAGTTGTTCTTCTCTCCACTCGCAACGTAACAGCCACAGTTTGCGTTTCCACCATTCCGCACAGGTCAGGCGAAGGATTGCGCCCGGCAGCAGTTCTGTGTCCGGTTCGTGCCTCCGGTCTTTGTCTGTTGTCAGTGCGTCATAATGCGGAGGCATGGCGTGTAAGTGTAACGCCATGCGGGCCAGCATCTGATACGCCTTCAGCGTTACATCCATGGTCAGCTCGCCATCAGTCGCGCCAAAACCATCGCAGAGTTTTTCGAAGGTGCTGCTGAACATCGCCGCCGTCATGGTGGCCAGCGTCTGTATCTGGTGTTTGTTGAGTTGCGGCAGGTAAATCAAATCGTCCAGGCGTTCACGTCCGGCAAGGGAGCGATAACCCGATGTCAGCCAGCGGTGATCGGTGCGCTCCAGACGTTCGAATATTTTGCGCAGGGTCCCACGCGCATAGCGTTCTGCCTGCCTGGCGTTTTTTCCTTGCTGACGATCGGCTTCCTGTTTTTTGCGCAGGAAGGAGAGGTGGCGAATAAGCGGATCGCGCAGATAGGACGGCAGCAGGCGCAGTGAGGCCATGGCCTCATCTACCGCGCCGCGTGCCTGTTTTCTGGCGTCTCCTGCCAGTGTGATTGTTTTGTCCTGTTTTTCCTGTGCGTCTAGGCTTTTATTAATCAGGTTGCCCAGCGGCGTGGCGGAGAACGCCGCATCAGCCATTTCCTGGCGGCGCTCGTTCTCTGCCCGGTAGGCATCCAGCCAGGAGGAAAGCGCGGATTCAGGAGCGGGGATCCCCGTTCCTTCACGCCCCACTGCGTGGCGCGGTTGTTGCCAGTCCCTGATGTACTCTGCCGTCATAGTGATTTACTTCGTCATGCCATTCAGGGTGTCGCGGCAGACTGTAGCCAGCCGCTGAATTTCCAGCACGGTGTCTTCTGTGTCGGCATGGCGATGTGTGATGCGGATGCTGTCGGCAATCACATTGACGATTGCAGAGGATGGGCGCTGGTAAATGCCAATAACGGACGGGGTGCCACCTTCAATGCGGTAAAGCCTGTAATTTCCCTCGTGGCTGTCAATCATGTAGCGACCATCAATAACAATCTTTCCGTCAGCGAGCTGCGGTACAAGCTGGGATTTCAGGTACATGTCATAACGTTCACGCACGCGAACGGCAAGATCACGCTCTGTGTTGAGCAGGTATTCAAGAAAGTCGTTGGCGAGAATCATTGCGGCAATCCTCTTGTTACAGATGTGCGAAGGCCTCCCGCCACAAGGTGCAGGAAAGACCCGGAACAGGAATTAATGGAGTTTGTTTTGCTGCCGGATGAGCTGCTGAAGCCCGACGTGGTTTCCGGCAGTTGGAGGTGCTCATGCTCTGATTTCCCTCAGTAGCTGGTTGAACATCTGGGTTAGTGGGTTGCTACACCCAAACGGCATCGGGTTTACCTGATAAGAAAAGCGACCGCCTGTTTTGCGCTCTTTTCTTATGACTGAACCGCTGCGCCAGAGACGGCGTAGCTCCGCATTAATGGTTGTGGTTGGTGTATTCAGTGCTGCGGCGATTTCTCCACCGCTACAACCCGGATTGGCAGCGATGTAGTCCAGAATGGTCATCTGCGTGACTCCTGTACCTGTCTGATAAGATTTACCTGCACCACGTTGGTGGCGCAAAAGTAAGTGCCGTCAGTGAGATAGATGTGATGTGCATCCTTTTCTGAACGGTGTTTGTCGATTGTGGTAATCAGGCGTTCGTCAACTTCGTATTCACGTCCTTTGGAGGTGAAACGAACGACGGGAAAATGCTTAATTGCCATTACGCCTCCTTGGCGTGTGCGAATACCTCCGCGAATGCGGATTGTTTTCACATTTTCTTATTTAACCTGGGGTCTTATTTGCGCGGTTATTCTTCAGTGAAAAAGCGTTCAATCTTTTTTACTGAATTAATAATTCGCATAATCCCAATGGCGCAGACCACCGAAATAATCAGAACAAGCCATGAGATAAATATACTCATGCGATATTTCCCAGCTTATACGGTTCAATATGTTCCCCGCATTCTGCGGCATAGATCAGCTCGGAAAGTTCGTTAAGTGCATCCAGATCATCAGCGTAAAAAGCCACGTCATACAGACTTCGGATTGCTCTGGTCAATGAGTCACGGGCCGCACGTTCAGCATGAGCGCCTGATGCACTTAAGCGAAAATAAAAACGCTCAAGTGCTTTGTTAATGAGAGTTTTATATTCTTTGCCCATCACAACGCCCTTTAATCTGCTTTCTGAATTTCAGCTTCTGAATCCATACAAATAATTTCGATATAGGGTTCATCGCCATTAACCTGACGTGCCTTTTCAGCTTCGCTAATGATTTCTCGTACGGTCTGGTACGGAAGCTCCACAGTCAGGCGCGTACCGTTCAGATAAACGTAAGTAGCTGCGTTTTTTTCGGATGGAACAACTCCGTCAATGGCTGATGCGCGTAATAACAGTTCACCGCGAAAATCAATAAAACGGATAAATACACCTTGTGCATGCTCTTTGGTCATAAAGCACCTGTTATAAATCAGCCTGTTTAATAAAACTTTGCCCGCGAAGCAGACGATCAACCGTGCGAAGTGCTTCGTATAATGTGAAATCCTGCCCGAAGTGATTGTCGCCGCAGTTCAATGCAAAAATGCGGTTTCCGGTAAACGGATTGCGTGGGCATTTGTGGACCACGATTCCAGCTTTCTCAATCAGCCAGGCATGCTCGCCGATTTGTTTTACAGCGTGGCCATCCGGTGTTGCGTGCGTCTCGTTCAGGTTATAGCGACTGTTACTACGTGATGCACTGGTAGCGACGTGGTGTACATGGCGTTCTACGCCATTACGAAATTTGGAGTATGGATTATTAGCGTTTTTTTTCATGATGGTGCTCTGTTCATTGTTTTAGCTGTTAGCCAAAGCGTCTTTTAACATCGCCACAAGGTTTACTTCAGGCTTTTCCATTTTGGCGCGTTTGGGTCGGATAATAATTCGACCGTCAGCCAACATCTTTTTGCATGTATTAAGAGGGATACCTGTTATCTCTGCATATTTCTGCAGGGATACATAGGGGGCATTCACATTGATATTGATGGTTATACCTGACATCCCACTAGCCTCCTGATCAGGAAGATTTGTTTTGTTCTTTCTGGGTTAGCTCTAGGCCGCGAAGGAAGATCATGCGCGCCATGTTAGAGGATGAGCGTTGTTCTTTAGCTGCCATTTCATCAATGACGGCTCGCTCCTCGAGGGACAGCCGAAGTGCCAGTCTTGGACCTGTGGCGGTGTTACGCGGAATGCGTGATCTGGTATCGTGAAGAACTTGTTTCATAGTGGTATATTGTGATCATCTAATAGCTCGTGAAATCATTTTGGTATCAAAAAAGATACCTGTCAAGGTTTTTGTATGAAAAATGATATTGGTCAGCGGTTGCGTGAGGAAAGGGAAAGATTGGGACTTAGTCAAGTTGCCATGAGCGACATTGGTGGAGTCAAAAAGCTAACTCAGCTTAGATATGAGAAAGGAGATAGCTTTCCTGATGCTGCGTATTTGGCAGCGCTGTCTCGTTTTGGCCTTGATGTTCAGTATGTTGTGTTGGGAATTCACTCACCTGAAACTTATAACGATGATGAGCAGGAGTTGATTACTCGCTTTCGAGCAGCTTCGTTAGATGTGAAAAATGCGGTGATTGGGGCTTTAAAAGGTGCGATCAGTGAAAAGGAAACTCAGCCATCAGGACGTGAGTTAAATATTTCTGGTGGTAATAACCGTATCGCTGGTCGTGACTATAACGAAACTAAGGGTAGGTGATAGTAGGGAGGTGACATGGCCGTCAACTCAAACGGTTCAAACAATCGCGTTGCTGGGCGTGATTTTCACGAAAAGAATATTCAGATAGAGCGATATGATGGTTCTCAGACCGTCAATATCGCAATCCCTTCGAATAATGATGATGACGATCGCCCTTTGCTTAAGGCTCAGCGTAAGGAGCTAAATAGCTTGGTTGCTGCTATTGCAGAAGCTAGCAATACTGAAGCGTTTATTATTTGGCAAAAAGTACATGCGGAGATTGGTGTAACTGGTATTGATGATATGACAGTAAATCAATATAAAACAGCGGAGAGTTTTCTGCATGCAATGCTTGAGCGATGTAAAGATCATGATGCCTGTAAGGCTCTTGTAAGTTTATTACTACGTAACAGTGAAGACTGTGGACTTCGACAAAAACTTCTGCGGTATTGCCATATCAATTTCGGTACAGGACGTTTAAACGATCTTACTCGTTCTCAGTTACAGTCTGCATTGTCGTGGTTAGAGCAACAATCGGCATCAAGCCACACAGAGAGTTCGACCTTACCAGAAGTCCGACTTCGTGCTTCAGAATTAATCCGACTTTATCCAAAAGAAATAATATTCTTTATCTGCGTAGGGGTTTTGGTAGGTGGTGTCATTTCTAGGGCATTTTTTAATTTGTAATCTTACTTGAGCTAAATTGAGGTAATGATATGAAAGTAAAAAAGGTTCAACTATTAGTTACTTTTTTATCTATGTTTTCTTTTTCCGCCGTCGCAATGCCTTTTAAAACTATTGAACGTGAGAGTTTCAATGGGGTATGGCCATTTAATACTGATGAGGTTCAATTACAGTGTCTTGATGGTAATCCTTATGTGATGAATTTTGACGATAATAAGTTATATGCACTTACAGGTTTGGCTCGAATAAAAGGTAAAACATTTGGTGCGTTACCGTTAGATAACAATAATCCATTTTGGCTAGATAATGATGCCGCCCCAGGGTTAAAAAAGAGTCTGGGGGATGTCACTAAGGCTGCATTTGATTTATGTGATAAGTAACTAAAATGTCGGTTCGTAAGATTCCATCAGGTAAATGGCTTTGCGAATGTTATCCCTACGGGGCATCGGGAAAACGCATTCGTAAACAGTTTGCGACAAAAAGTGAGGCGCTCTCTTATGAGCGCCGTTTAATGAATAGTAGAGTTGGAGACGAGTTTCAAGATGGTTCTGGTCCTCGTCTTTCTGAGTTGATTGCTCGTTGGTTTGAGATGTACGGTAAAACCTTGTCCTCTGGTGCAGAGCGCAAAGTCAAACTTGAGGCGATTTGTTCCAGGCTGGGAGATCCATTTGCTTCTCAGTTTGACAAAAATATGTTTGCTACTTATCGGGAAAGAAGGCTATCAGGAGAATGGAATCCCAAGGGGAAGAAAAAACTTAGTGAAGCAACCGTTAATCGCGAGCAGTCATATCTACATGCTGTTTTTGCCGAACTGAAGCGCCTTGGGGAGTGGTCTGGTGAAAACCCCCTGACTGGTATTCGCAAGTTTCGTGAGGAAGAAAAGGAACTGGCGTTTCTGTATGTAGATGAGATTGAACGCCTTCTGATTGCGTGTGATGAGTCACGGAATAAAGATTTGGGGGTTGTTGTCCGTATTGGGCTTGCGACGGGTGCTCGGTGGAGTGAAGCAGAAGGATTAAAGCAATCTCAAGTACTGCCCGGTCGAATCACATTTGTTAAAACTAAAGGAAAGAAGAACCGCACTGTACCGATTTCACCTCAATTGCAGGCTATGCTTCCTAAAAAACGAGGAGCGCTATTTTCACCATGTTATGAGGCTTTTGACGCTGCAATTAAGAGAGCGAAGATCGAGCTTCCTGATGGGCAATTAACTCATGTGCTACGTCACACGTTTGCCAGTCATTTTATGATGCGGGGCGGAAATATTCTTGTGTTGCAAAAAATACTGGGGCATAGCGATATAAAAATGACTATGCGTTATGCGCATTTTGCTCCAGGTCATTTAGAGGCTGCTGTTGAATTGAACCCTTTTGACAATAGAGGGTAA